CTTATATGAAACTCTTTGCTAAGCATGACTACCTTACGGACTTCGCTAAACAAATAGGAGCGGAGACTGAACCACCGATCATAGGTAATCTCGAACCTGAGACTGTGATCGATTCCACTTATTTTTTCTGCTAAATGGCACGAACAATTCACAAAACAGAAAACCCTGTAACCCTTGAAGGATTCCAAGCTGTACTTGCACCAAGCAAGTTCGGTTATTCACTCTCAGCAGTTGTGTGCGAGGACATCGTTAACACATTAGAGGATGAAAGGAATGAACAACTCAAGTGGGCTGAATCAAAATTAAAAAACCCCAAGAGATCCACCTTAAAACCAACGCCATGGGAAGAGGTCTCCGAGGGTAAGTACAAACTTAAGTTCTCATGGAACGAAGAGAACCGTCCACCTGTTGTCGATACAGAGGGCACAATTTTAAACGATGCAAAAACTCCATTATACGGTGGATCGACTGTTAAATTGGGCTTCTACCAAAAACCTTACATCCTCAGGGATGGAGTTACCTATGGTAGTTCTCTTAAGCTGGTTGGTGTACAGGTTGTCTCAGTAAACGGACAAGCTGGCGTTGATACAGGAGATTTAGATGCGAACGAAGTCGCTGAACTATTCGGGAAAACCGCTGGCTTTAAGACAAGCGATCCGAACGTTACTATTACTACAGATGACACGTCCGAAGAAGAAGACTTCTAAGTACAGGTCTAAGTTAGAAGAGAAGGTCGCTGATCTATTAACAAATCTAGGAGTAACATACGAATACGAAAGTGTTAAGATCGGCTACCAAATCTCTCATAATTATAATCCAGACTTTATATTACCGAACGGTACTATACTAGAATGTAAAGGCTATTGGGATAGCGAGGACAGAAGGAAGATTAAAAATGTGTGCGAACAAAATCCAGACATGGACATTCGCATGGTCTTCCAAAGTCCTTTCAATACAATCACTAAGAAGTCAAAGACAACGTATGCTATGTGGTGTGATCGATATAAGATCCCATGGTGTACGTTCCAAGAAATACCCATTGAATGGTTGGTCTAATGACCGAATCAGAATTCATTGCCCACGAAGCATGTGATAATTGTGGCTCCTCAGATGGCAACTCTGCCTACTCAGACGGCCACAAGTTCTGTTTTGTGTGCCAAACATACACACCTGCAGAAGGTGAAGTTCACTCTCATAAAATGACTACAGATGTCCAATACCAAGGCTCAGCTGAACGGCTGCAGAAACGAAACATCTCTCAAAAAACTTGCCAATTCTTCAGGATTTACAGAGACGCAGCTACTCTACGCTTTCCATATACAACAAGCGATGGAGTACTATCAGGATTTAAAATAAAAAATAAGCAAAAGGAATTCTATTATGAAGGCAAAGCTACTGATACTCTCTTTGCTCAGCATTTATTTCCTAGTAGCGGTAAACGGATTGTCGTTACTGAAGGTGAGCTAGATGCTGCAAGCTGTTATGAAGCTATGTCAGGTTGGCCGATGGTCTCTTTACCTCATGGTGCAGCCTCCGCAAAGAAAGACATCCAAAAGCAAATCCCTTTTTTCCAAGGATACGACGAGATCGTTCTATTCTTTGACAATGATGACGCAGGAAGAAAAGCAACAGAAGAGGCGGCAACTGTATTACCAGTTGGCAAGGTTAAGATAGCCCGACTAGAACAGTACAAGGACGCATCAGATGCATTACAAGATGACAATGCTGAAGCGATTAGAAAGGCTATATGGAATGCAGAGCAATACAGACCAGACGGTATCGTAGAAGGCAAGTCACTACAATCATTAGTAACAACACCACTCCCACCAGCAGACCATGACTATCCCTTCCAGTGCTTACAAGATAAACTGCACGGCATTAGGTATCAAGAGCTTACAACTATTACTTCAGGATCTGGACAAGGAAAGTCCACCTTCTGTCGTCAACTTGCTGTTAACCTACTCACCAAAGGAGAACGGGTCGGGTACTTGGCACTTGAGGAATCAAATCGGAGAACCGCACTTGGATTAATGTCCACAGCTGTCGGTAAATCATTACACATAGGAGAACATGACCAAGAAGAACTCGAAGAGCATTTTCGTAATACCATTGCTAATTGGAATCTCTACTTGTTTGATGGCTTTGGTAGTTTTGACCCGTCAATTATTTACAATCGGATCGAATACCTTGCCAGTGGACTGGAGTGTCGTATTATATTCGTAGACCATTTGTCCATATTATTATCTGGACTTGAGGGTGACGAAAGGCGTATGCTGGATCAGACGATGACCAGACTTAGATCGCTTGTTGAACGTACTGGCATTTCATTGTTCCTAGTATCACATTTAAGGAGAGCATCAAGTGATAGGACTTCGCACGAAGAAGGAGGAAAAGTGTCCCTTAGTCAGCTCAGAGGATCTGCGGGGATTGCTCAATTATCAGATCAAGTTATCGGTCTCGAAAGAAACCAACAAAGTGAAACTGAGAGAGACCTTACGACTATTAGAATTGTTAAGAACCGCTATAGTGGTGAGACTGGCTTTGCTGGAAAAATAAGATTTGACTTAAACACATCACGGTTTACTGAACATGAAACTACGGAATCATCAGTTTTCAACCCGTCCACAGATTTTTGATGGCGGTTATGAACACCCATGGTACAAACACATAAACAAACCTAAGCCACCAACAAAGGAGGCAGTTAAAAAAGCAGAGTTCGTCGATAAAACATATCGGTGGCCCAAGAAATAATGCTTATATTTGACCTCGAAGCTAACGGTCTGTATCAAGATGCCACCCGAATCCATTGCATTGCTTATCATGATAGCACGATTGATGAAACATTATCATTCAACGATGAATGTCCCGGAAAAGGGATGTCCAACTCTATCACAACAGCAGTCATGGACTTGGCACAAGCTGATTACATCGTTGGTCATAATATCATTGGCTATGATTTACCCCTTATCAGGAAACTTTATCCGTTCTTCAAACCTACTGGGGTAATTATTGACACGCTACTACTTAGTAGATTATATCATAG